CACAAGCAAGAGAAGATTTAGATAGATTAGCATTAAGAGTTTTTGGTACTGAAGATGGACAGAAGTTGTTGGCGTGGTTACGTCAAACAATTTTAGAGCAACCAGTTGCTTTGCCTGGTAGCGACTCAAGTTATGCGTACTATCGCGAAGGTCAAAATAGTATAGTGAGAGATATTGAAGCAAAGTTAATTAGAGCAAGGAAAATGTAATGATAGACGACAACATCGAGCCTAGTGGTAATGAGGAAGTATCTCAAGAAACTGGCCTACTCGACAGTGCATCAATTGAAACAGAAGCAGTAGAATCAAATCCACAAAAAGCAGAAATATCACATCTTGAAGCAGCAGACGAAGATGATGATGGCCCACTAGAACGACCAGATTGGTGGCCAGAGAACTTCTGGAAGAAAGATGAAGCAGAGCCAGACTTACAGGCAATGGCTAAATCTTGGGGCGATCTAAGAAAACAAATCTCACAAGGCAAACATAAGGCACCAGCAGATGGTAACTATGATGTAGCCGCATTTAAAGATATCCCAGCAGAAGATCCAGTACGTAATCACGTATTATCTTGGGCTAAGGAATATGGTGTAAGTCAAGCAGCTTTAGATAATCTAGTAGGTAAAGTTGTTGAAATGGGATTTGAAGCTCAGCAAACAAGCTCTATTAATTTAGCAGAAGAAAAGAAAGCACTAGGTCCTAATGCCGATGCACGTATTAATGGCATGGTTAAATGGGCAAGTGGCTTAGTAAACAAAGGTATTTGGGGTAAGGATGACTTTGAGGAATTTAAGTATATGGGTGGTACTGCTAAAGGTATCGCTGCACTAGAAAAACTTAGAGCTTCCTATGAAGGCAGAGTTCCATTAGAAAGTGCGCCAGTAGAAGGTGCTTTATCTAAAGAAGAACTATATGCTATGGTAGGAGACCCTAAATATCAAACAGATCCAGGCTTTAGAAAGAAAGTAGAAAGAATGTTTGAAGCCAATTTTGGTTCACAGTAAGACTCCGTAGTTCGCGTTTGACCCACTTCGGTGGGTCTTTTTTTTGCTTTTTACACAAAATACTTGCACAAATTTGCAGAATATGCTAAAAATCGTACAAGGCTCATTGCATTCGCAACCCTTCACACAAGTCGTCTTGTCGTTTGGCTATCGTAAATAGCAAGCACTGGCCCAGGTTTTGTCTGGCTAACCAAAGCGATAAACTTTATTTTTATCAATTCTAGGAGAATAACATGGCTATTGGATTATCAAGCGCTTTTGTAACCCTCTTTGATGCCGAAGTTAAACAGGCTTACCAAGGTAAGGCAAAGTTAGTTGGTGCAGTTCGCCAAAGACGCGGCGTTGAAGGATCAGTAGTAAAATTTCCTAAAGTAGGCAAAGGTGTTGCTACTTTAAGAGTTCCACAAACAGACGTAACACCTCTAAATGCTGGCTGGAGCCAAGTAACTGCTACTTTAGCAGACTGGAATGCAGCTGAGTATTCAGACATTTTCATGCAACAAAAAGTAAACTTTGACGAAAGACAAGAGTTAGTGCAATTAGTATCTAACGCTATTGGTCGTCGTCAAGACCAAATGATTCTTGACGCACTTGCTGCATCAGGTACATCATTAACTGTTGGTAACGATATCGGTACAACAGACTCTAACCTTAACGTAGCTAAACTACGTGAAGCTAAACGTCTATTGGACAAGAACAACGTACCACCAGAAGGTCGTCACATTGTTATCCATGGTAACAACTTAGCATCATTACTTTCAGAAACAGCAGTAACTTCTTCTGACTTTAATACAGTTAAGGCTCTTGTAGCTGGCGAACTTAATACATTCTTAGGTTTCACATTCCATGTATTAGGTGATCGTTCAGAAGGTGGCTTAGCAATTGATGGTTCTTCAGACAGAACAGTATTTGCGTTCCATAAAGACGCTGTTGGTTATGCTGAAGGTATTGCACCTAAGACAGAGATCAATTACATTCCAGAAAAGACATCATTCCTCGTGAATGCAATCTTCTCTGCGACTGCAACAACGATCGATGCCGAAGGTATTGTTCAATTAACTTGCCGCGAATAAGGAGAATAAAACATGGCTTATTCATCAACTGGTTTATCTGCTGCTGGCGGTCAATCTAAAGCTGGTAATGCACCACAGCTCTGGACATACTCTAGCGCAGACGCAATTGCTACAGTAAACACAAGTGGCTATTTCAATAGCGCAGCTTCTTTACTTAAAGTTGGCGATTTAATTTATGTATACGACACAGTAAACGTACTTGGTCATTTAGTATATGTAAATGCTAACAGTGGCACAGTAGTAGACGTAACTAATGGTCTAGCTGTAACTGATACAGACTCAGATTAATTAGAGTTGTAAGTAGTATGTAACTTGGGTAAGGTGGGTGTTTAGGCACTCACCTTATTCTCACATTTGGAGATAGAGTATGGCAGCTGGAGATTCAGCATTATCAGTTTGTTCTGATTCACTATTGATGTTAGGTGCAAAACCTATTGCAGCTTTTAATGAAGGCACAGACGAAGCCAACATCTGCGATCGACTATATCCAGACATTAGAGATCAAGCGTTAATTACTTATCCTTGGTCTTTTTCATTTAAGAAAGTCCAATGTGCTAGACTGGTCACTATACCAGTTACCGAATACAAATACGAATATCAAATGCCTTCTGATCGCATAGGTTCACCAAGAGCGGTGTACGATGCAAATGAGGTAGGCTCTCCTGTACGTAATGAATATAGAATTATGGGAGATAAAATTCTTACAGATTATGAAGAAGTATGGGTAGATTATCAATACTCAGTGCCAGAGTCATTTATGCCTACATACTTTGTTCAATTACTTAAATACTTAGTAGCTTGGCATATTGCTTTACCTATTACAGATCAAACAGAAAAAGCGCAATACTGGCAAACTGTTGCAGTTGGTACACCAGGAGAAAATGGTCGTGGTGGCTACATGAGACAAGCTATGAATATTGATGGCCAAGGACAACCAGTAAACGCAATACAAGATTTCTCATTAATTAATGTGAGATACTAATGGCTCGTTTTGTAACCATTCAAACTAACTTTACTGCGGGTGAAATAGATCCACTATTACGCTCACGTGTAGATATTAAGTCTTATGAGAATGGTTTAGAGACAGCTCAAAACGTATTATGTCAGCCACAAGGTGGCATTACTAGACGTAGTGGATTACGTTATATCAATGCATTACCAAATACAGGCACAGAATCTGCTGCCAATGGCGTTCGTTTAGTTGCTTTTGAATTCTCTACATCAGATAGTTATATGCTTGTGTTTACACATAATCGTATGTATGTGTATAAAAATGGGGCATTAATTACTAATATTAATGGATCTGGTAATCCATACCTTGATACGTCAGGCGTGTCATTATCATCAGCTAGATTAGCCAATATGTGTTGGACACAATCTGCTGACACATTAATTGTTGTGCATGAAGATTTAGCACCAATTAAAATTGTGCGTGGTGGTACAGATGCTACATGGACTGCATCTGCTATTACATTTGATAGCATTCCTAAATATGCATTTACACTAAGCGTTACTAATCCTTCTGGCACATTAACACCATCTGCTGTATCAGGCAAAATTACATTGACAGCATCATCATCTGTGTTTACTGCTGCATCAGTAGGCCAATACGTTAATGCTATACCACAAGGTAGAGCTAAGATTGTTAAGTATACCAGTGGCACATCTGTAGATGCTATTACAGAATTTCCATTTTTTAATACATCAGCTATTGCAAATGGATCATGGGAATATGAATCTGGTTATGAATCAGTATGGTCATCAACAAAAGGATGGCCAAGAACAGTTACATTCCATCAAGGTCGTTTATATTTTGGCGGATCTAAGACTAGACCATCTACAGTCTGGGGGTCTAAAGTAGGTTTGTTCTTTGACTTTGAAGGCACAGAAGGTTTAGATGATGACGCATTAGAAGCTACATTAGATACTAATACATTCAATGCGATTACAGATATTATCTCTGGTCGTGATCTAATGATCTTTACTACAGGCGGTGAGTTCTACGTACCACAACAAGGTTTAGAGCCAATTACACCAACATCATTCTTTGTATCTACTACGGGTCGTGCTGGTAGCAAACAAGGTATTAGAGTGCAACAACTAGAATCAGGCGTATTATTTATACAGCGTCAAGGTAAAATACTTTCTGAGATTGCATACTCTGATACACAATTAACTTATCTTACATCAAAGATATCTCTATTGTCAGGACATCTTTTAAAGAATCCTACACGTATGGCATTAAGACGTGCTGTGGATACAGATGAAAACGATCTATTACT